AAGTTTTTTACCAAACTTTGCGTCTGCGGATAATGCATCCTGTGTTTTTACTATGTCTCTTAATCGTTGGTTTTCTAATTCCAACTCTTTCATTTTAGCAGAAACATCCGTGACTTCTCCTGTTTCAACATTTACAAGCTTGTTGTAAAGTTTTGTTTTATTAAGCATATATTCCATTTTGATATTGTTGTTTTTTGTTTTTATAATTTTGTTGTGCGGTAGTATCATTTGGTAAGTAAAGTTCTATTAAGTTATCAAAACCACCATAGTCCTCATTTATTTCTGACATTACTGATTGAAACTTAAATCTACTATCAACTGAAATAAACTTATCTATAATTCTTTCTAACATAGGTCTTGTTAATTCTATATCAGTTTCATCTATCATATAATCTACTTCTGTATTTTCAATTTCAGGAATAAAAGGTGCAGTATAAACTGCAAGCATTTTCTCTTTATCTTTATCTTTATCTTTATCTTTAAGATTGTTTGGATTGTTTTTTACAATAGTGGATTGATTTGGATTGTTTATCAAACCATTGGTATCCATTGGATTGTTTTGGATTAAATCATTATACTTTCGTGCATTTTGATTACCTTTTTTGGCACCGGCATTTTTAGCATTTTCTCTATTCCTTTTACAAACACTTTGATAGTTTTCACTTTGTAAATCAAAATCCCTTTTAATAGAGATAAAGATACCCTTTACCAAATCATCATCTATTGCAGGCAGTAACCCTTTCTCATATTGTCCAATAGACTTAATAAGTTTTCCAGCCTGCAAATCCGTTAGTTGTTCCATCAACTCAAAGTGTGAGGGATATATTATTGTGTTTTTCATGTGCATTTTCACTTTAATTTTTATATACTCTTTCAAATGTATTAAGATATACTCTATCGTCTCTTGTTAGTTTTTTATCAGTTAATAATTTGTATTCAATTTCTTGAAGATAATTTAATAATTTTTTTGGGGGCATTTTATAATCTTTTTGAATTGAGTATAAACTATATTTGTCTTTTAATAAATCTTTATAACTTTCTATTCTATAAAATTTCTTTTCTAATTCTGCAGGTAATAATTCTGTTTGTCTCATAATTTTCACTTTGTTTTTTTGTTAAAAATTGGGGAGTATATTTCAACTCCCCTGTTTTGTTATTTGTTTAATTCTATTGAAATCAATGTATGTTTGTCATTACCAATGTAAATACCATAATCAATAGAATGTGGTAAATCATCATTCCAAATATCTAATTGGAGAAAATCATTTTTACTTACTTTTATTTTACTTAATAAACCGGAGTTATTTAATTTTTTCATAAAAGAAATAAAACATTCATTTACCAATTCATCCTCTACCATTTTTTCTGCAGATTTTGTTTTGGATTTTGTAATTTTATCGTCCCAACCAAAAGGTTGAATACTGATACCCATCGCGAAATCATTTTCTTTTTCGTCTAATCCACCTAATTCCCAACATACCCATGCGGTTGGGTATTTTTCTGTAAAAGGGTTAAACTCTGTTTCTAAGATTTCCCAAATCTTGTTTTCTTTTTTTGTCAATTTTCTAGACATGTTGTTTTTGTTCCGTTTTTTACCTACGGGACTATCGAGGTTTTGTGTTTGTGTTTAATACTCTTGTAATATACGATAAATATTTTAGATTACCAAATCTTTTTATAACTATTTTTATTTATCTTGTATAATAATATATATATAGAAAAATATAAAAAAGTATAAATGTGGATAAAATGTGGATAACTTTCATAAAGTGTTGAAAATCAATAACTTATAAATATGAGGTTTTTTACATGCATAAACCGTTAAAAATCAATGATTTATGTAAAATGTGGATAACTTGTGGATAACTTCTAAAAATAAATATAGAATAATTTGGTAAATTAAAATATTTGTCGTATATTGTATATACAAAGGGTGAAAGAAATGAAACCCTTGTTCTTTGAAATTTTATTAAAAAAAACACAAACTCGGGGGAGTATAAACCACATCAATGATTATGAAAAAATCACAAAATGAAACAGTTTATTCAATTTTAACTGAAAAGGATTTGAAGAAAATTAAACTTACAAGAAACGACGGTAAAGACACCACTTGTTATTTGGCATTTACAAATGACATGAAGGACGACCACAAAAAAGGGATTTATCTAACGAAGGTTATCAATTCTGCCGGAAGGAAAATGGGTTTAGAGATTTATCAAACAACACATGGTGGTGAGGGTGTCCATGTTATATTAAAACCCGTTGACGACAGGTTAGAGATTACAGTTGGTTGTGACTCAATAGATATGTTGACAACAGAAATTCCAATTTGGTATGAAAGGGACGAAAATAAACCTAGATTTATTGAATTGATAAAATCAATGATTAAATATTCTACGGACTACATTGGTAATCCAACTTACATTAAATAACAAAACAGGGGGAGTGAAATATCTCCCCCATTATTAAAAAACAAAACACAAAAATATGTTTGAGAAATACAAAACAAAAAAAGAATTATTAGAGTTCTTAAATGAGGAATTAGAATTAACTGAAATTGAATTCAAAACTAAATGGGCAAAGAAATTACCAGATTTTCGTAAAGTGAAAAAGAATGATATGCATTATGGTGAATGTATGAATAGTATTCATTTATTGAGAGACATGATAGAATGGGTTAAAGATTTAGAGGATACAAAATAAAACATTCCCCACCCTAAAAAGTGGGGATTTTTATGCACAATTTTCACTTCCCGGAAATCATCATAAAACTTTTTCTTGCAAGCTTGTTATATAATTGAGTATGATTAAAAAATACTTTGCAGTCTTAGACATAAATAGCAAAGTTCATACTCTCTATTATAGCCCACGATTAGGTAGTGCCATCTCCTGTCGTGGGTTTTTATTTGTAATAAAGTTAATGCATGAAAAAACCCCCATTCCTGGGGGTTTAGTTACTTTTGGTATATTATCCTTACTTTACAAATAAAGTCTCTTAATTTAGGTTATAACCTATTTTGTGGGGATTTTGACTACTTACCTTGTCCAACATATTTCTTAGTTGGTTTATCCTTCGGGCCATTCCCCTTTTTAGCTTTACCTTTCTTTTTAGTCTTTAACACTTTTACTTGCACATTCATTCCCTTTGCCATTATAATCCTTTGTATTTATTGTTTGATAAATAATTCACTTCTATTTGTAGTGAGTTTATGTCTTTTGATAATTGTAAAACTAATTCTCTTAGTTCACTTATTTGTTTTTGTTGTGCCTCTATTTTCAACTCCATATCATAAAGAGTTGAATTGAATTTTTCCTTTCGGAATAAGTGCATCATTTTATTTTATTTTGGTTCTTGAATTGGAATGCAGTTAGGGACTTCTCTACCATCCATATCTTTCATTCCATATTGCTCATAACCTTCGGTGCATGGGTCGTTTGCATCTTTTAAGTTTATACCTCTAAACTTTTCATTGTATGCAATTTTTGCCATTACCTTATTTGTAGTATCAGTTATCTTTGACATAGTATCTGTATCGTATGTGCTTTTACAAACTGCGTATGCCTGTCCTTCAACATCATATTCATTTGCTATTTCACTTATACATCTACTGATATACTTGTCCTCTTGTTCTCCTCCTTGTGGTTTAGGTATTGGCATAGTTTAATTTATCTTACTCTATATATTTTGTCTTTGTATATACATCTATCTACTGTATCTAATACAACTGTTCTCCATTCGTTTTTATCTGTCTTACTTCTTAATACCATATAACCATCTGCTTGATAATCATATGTTGCATTGCCTGTATACTTTCCCCAATACATTTCTCTATCTGCTCTATCTCCGTCTAACTTACTCCAATAAATGTAAATAGGATTTGATTTCCTACTTTCTTTCATCATATCATAAAACTCTGCAAAAGTAATTAACTTACCTGCAAACTTTTCAATTTTGTTATTTACGATATTTGGTGTCATATTATATTTTTGCAGGTGATATACTACCGCTTGCAATCTCTCCTGGATATGTGTTAGTTATAGTTGGTTCAGCTAATTCTACACCAGGCATTAACATAGAGTGAATAGTTTTTAGGATTTCTTTTGCTTCGTCCTCTGTTAATTCATCTATTGATTTCTCTAATGCAAGTTTTATATCTGATTTACGATGCTCAAACAAACCTTCTATACTATATCCTCTAAATGTTCCGTCTTTTACTTTTTCCCACACCTCATCATTTTCAACTTTATATACTCCAAACCATGTTCCTATCGGTAGTGTAAAATTATAAAGATTACTTTTGTCTTTTGCTGATTGTGCAACTATCCAACTTTCTGTAAGATAGATATCGTTTACTTTTTTATCACCATGTTCAAGTGTTACCTCATGACCATTACCATCCTTCATAAACTTTCTTGCAATCTTTTCAATTGTTTCAGGAGTGAAATATACAAAATATCTTTTACCTTCACCATCTACTCTTAATATCTTTTTATTCGGCACTAACAGTGGGCCGGCAACTAATCTTTTTTCGTCATTTACTGACTTAAAAAGCATTTCCTCTTTTCCAAAGAATACAAAGTCCTTTTCAATTGCACCTGAATGCACAAATGAATTGGCGAAAACTCCGTCCTCGTCATCAACTAACATCAATTCAAATATTTCCTCGTCCATATCTTTATTTAACATATCTTATTTTTTTTATTATTATTATCCTCCACCAAATGTTGCAGCTCTATTAGATTTTCTATCCATTGCTTGTTGACTAGAAATCTCACCACTTACAACATATGCTTTAATTGGTTTACCACTTGCAGCACCTAATGTTTCTGCAATTTGACTTCCAGGTGTAGCAGCTTGTGTTCCTTGTATTTGTGGTGTCTGCATTGCAGTTGGCCCACCTGTATATGCTGGGACTGCAGGTGCTGACCCACCACCACCTCCACCACTTGCTCCACCCGCAGCTGCTGCTTGATTTATTTGTTGTATTGATTTGGCTGCTGACGCAACAGTTGATGCAATACTTAAACCTGCTGATATTGTGTTTATGGCCACCCATGGCATTCCACCTGTTAATGGAGATGCTGCTAATGCTTTTGCATTTGCTATTCCTGTTTGTGATACAATCTGTCCAATAGCAGCTGCTTGTGATATTATAACACCTGCAATTGCTAATGCTTTATTCTTTCCTGCTAATTGTGATAATGTATTTCCAAATTGTTGAAACAAACCTAAATAGGCCATATTGATTGCCTGTTTAGCTTCTGCTGCTGCTTTCTCAGTTGCAATCTCTTGGTTGGTTACATCCATTCTAGCATCTGCATACTTCTTTCTTATTTGAGTTTTTTCAAATTCATTAAGTTCAGTATTTTGTAATTCAGTTGTCTCTTGCTCTTTAAGTATATCTTTTTGTAATGCAAACCTTTGTAAGTCAGCTTCAAAATCACCATCAATCTTTTTATTTTCAGCATCTAATGCTTCTAATTTTGATTGTAATCCCAATAATATAATACCTCTTTCCTCCTCACCTTTCTTTTTAAGTCTTTCGGTTTCCTTATCGTCCAATTCTTTTTTCTTATCAGCATCTTCAACAGCAAACTTTTCTCTCATCGTTTTAAGTTCTGCTTGTAGACCTGTTTCTAATATTGTAGTATCTTGATTATACTTTGTAGCAGTTGCAATCAATGAAGCATACTTTTGATTTACCTCATATTCAGTTCTTTCTCTTTCAGTTAAAGTTGCTTTGAATGCTTCCTCCTCACCTTTTCTAATTTCTCCTAAATCACTCTCTCTTAATTTTTTAAGTTCATCTAATTCTCTTTGTTTCTCAGCAATTTTCTTATCAGATAAAGCTTTACCCTTACCTGCCAATTCTTTATTCTTAGTTTCCTCCTCTTTAAGTTCCTCTGCTTTATTGTTTAATCCTACCTCTTGTGCAGTTGCATATGCATCTTTAGTTGCCTGTTGTTTTTTGGTTAAGTTATCCTCTAATTTCTTTAACCCTTCTGCATCTGCTTTACTTAAATTAGCATTGTATATCTTTATTGCTTCTTGCTCATCTTTATAAGCCTGTTCGTATGTTTCTTTGGCTTGTCTAAATTGAGTTTCTCTAATTGTTTGTGCACTTGCACCTTGTGATTTTAATCTAGCTAATTCAACTTTGTTTCTCCTATTGGTATCTGCTGCATTTAATTCTAATAATGCATTTTGTGTTTCTAATGCTTTATTTAATGTATCTGCTGCTGCAGCTGCTTCTTTCTCACCACTTGCCATTTCATATAATGCAGATGCTGCAGTTGCTAATAATACAACTAATGCACCAATACCTGTTGCAATCAATGCAGCAGATAATGCTCTTGCTCCGGTTGCTGCTGCACCTTCTGCAACTCCAACTGCTTGAAATGATTTAGCTAAAAATCCATTTAACGCAGTGTATGCTTTTGTAATACCTGTAAGTTTACCTAATCCTTTTGCTGCATCTCCTAAATCTTTACCTAATTCAACAAAACTTGCTTTAATGTCAGTCAGTTTTAATGCACCAAATTGTTTTAATGTATTAACTGCACCACTTACCTTATTACCTATTTCACCAATGGGTCCTGGCAATTGTCCTAATACCTCAGTAAAGTTACTTGCACCAGTTTTTGCAGCTTTAATTGCATCCTCTGTATCATTTATTTGTTGTTGTAAAAGAGCAAATTCAGCAGACCCTGCAGCAGTTTCTTTAATTTGTTTTTTAAGTAATTTAAGTTGTGCAATAGAGGGTTCTACATTGGTTGTAACATCTATTTCAACTTCAACTTTCTTTGCCATAATAATGTCTTTTTATTTTATACCAAACATCCTTCCATGTAAAAGAAACTTGGTATTTTCCTTTAGCTATTTCAACCGTTTCCGAAACACCATAGTGCTCATCAATCATTAGTAAATCTATTATTCCTTTTATCATATTATCTATTTAACACTAGTTTTTTTAGAAAACATTAAAGTCTGCGAATGAAAAGTCAATATTGAAATCACCACCCAATGCACCTGGTATTACATGCACTACTGCATTAGTGCAATCTCCTAATGAAACTAACTTAATACAACTTGAAGTATATGGAACAGTTACATTAACATCATCACCTATATTTGGTAATTCTATTGTTTCTAAATATGTATAATCATTACAATCATCGGAATAATAAACTTCATAATTAGGCCCTGCTTTTTTGAATTTTTCAGTTAATGTTATTGTTAATGTTATATCATTTGGTTCAGGTGGACATGCAGCAGTATTTGTAAGTCTCCAATAACCTACTGGCCAATTTAGGCCACCTGTTGCAGTAAAGCTTCCACTAACTACACAAGCCGTTGAAGGGTAAGTATAATTGGTATAATTTTCAATAGTTCCACCAACATCTTGCCAGTTTATATAATATGTAGGGTATTGACTTGGCCCAAAGAAAATATCATATTGTTGGAAATTTGGTGTGAATGAATTTGATATAGTTGTAAGAGTGCAACCTAATGGATTACTAAATGATACACTACCACTTATTGCTGCAAACTTATAACTTCTTACTGCGTTAAATGCTTCACTTCTAGCTACTCCATTATAATCTGTGTAATAAACAGTTCTGCTTATAGAAGGAGATATATCTGCTTGATAAAAAGATATTGTTGGTGGAGTTTCAATTGCAATTGTAACACTAAAATCAAAATTACAATCATAAATTGGTAATATGTTTGATATAACATCACCAATAACAGGCCCTAATAATTGTATATTACATTCACCATTAGATAAATTATAATCGTTAATTGCTCTTAAATGATAATAGTTTCCTCTCCATTCTACTATATCGTTAAGTTCCATTTGAAAATAATCAGCAAGAGGTATAATTGCAGATGCATTAAATAATCTTGTTCTTGGATTATAAAGTAAATCAACATATTGAGACCAGTAAGTTGAATATAAAGTTTCGGTTGGTGTTTCTCCATAGGCAGCTTGTTCATTATAAAACAAAAGAGATAAACTATCAATAGTTGGAAAACTACCTGTTACTACATTATAATTGTCAAAATACGGAAATGCATTTTGTTCTATACTCAAACCTGAATTAGTTAAACTACCACTTTCAATATAATATTTTTGACAATCTATTAAACCATTATAAAAATAGATATGCGGCAAAACTCTTGTTGGATTGTAAGTTTGGTCACTAATAAAAGTGGGTATAAATATTGGAATTCTTTGGCTCATATTATTTTATTTTAGCAGAAATCTCCCGTTCCGTATCCTATTTCTCCTATTAGTCTATCAATTTGATATATTTCATTACCACCACCATATGTAAAGTATCTATATCCTCTAATAGGGACACCACCATATTGGTCATAGTATGCAATTTGTCCTTGTGTAATCATACCATCTGCAGTATACATCTCAATTTCAGTTCCACTACTACATACTACAAACGGGTCGGATGCACCTGTAAATCTATAAGTGCCGGCATAGTATTGTGTTACTGGTGGATTTAATCCTGCAATACTACCTGATTGTCCAGTGCCTGCAATTCTAACTAATGGTGTAGATGCAAGTGTGGTTTTAACAGTAAACTCTCCTTGTGAAAAGAAATTATTAGTATCTACATAATATTGTTTACCATATTCTCTATTGGCAGCTTTACTAAATTGTTGACTTATATAATCTGTATCTAATGTATCTCCAAAGTTTAATTTATTTACTGCAAGATTGTTAGCAGGTATAACTTCTATTTTCTCATTAAGATTTATGTATTTATTAAAATCTTTTATTCGGCCAGTTTTATACCAATCATTAAATGTTTCAATAATAAATTC